AGGCGACCGTTGAGCTGCTCAGCACGTTCGTTGTGTGGAACACCGTAGGGATGATCAGACATAATAAGGGGTGGCTCTTTAGCCCAGATGTTTGTGTCGTTCATTAGAATGCAATGTTGGATCGTTCAAGCTTACGGGTAACGTCTTGCCTGTAGGCAGGGTCGCTGTCGTAACGAGGATCACTCATTGCTTGTACAAGTTCAGCTTGGCTACGGAAACCACCAGAAGTAGAAGGTGACTTACCTTGGACAAGGTTACCTTCAACACCATTGGCATCTTGGTAACGATAAGCAAGAGCTTGAACTGCGAAGTAAGCAGAAGCAGGATCGCCACGTTCCATGACAGAATCATACAACTCAATCTCTTGAGCAGTCAAGTTCTCACCTGCCCACCCAATCATTTCATTGTACTTCTCATCACCACCAACAGCATTACGCAGGTTAGTGGCATCAGCTTCTGTCATCTGGGGTCCAGTACTTTGCTCCGCTTTACTGCGGTAGTCCAAGTACATCTTAGCCAGTTCATTGGGATCTGCTTTTGCAAGCTGTTGCAGAGTTTCTTCATTGTAGTTGTCTGCTTTAGCTTGTTCCCAAAGCTGATCCAACAGGGATCCATCAGGAGACTCTTCTTCAGTAGTTTCCTCAGATTCTTCTTTAGAAGATTGATCACCCAGTTTCTTTTGAAGTTCTAGGTAAGCAGCTTCCAGTTCTTCAGCGTTTTTATATTTACCAGCAAGACGCTGTTCCTGCTGGGCTTCCATTTCCTCACCCAGTTGGAGAGACTCTTGCTCATCAGCGTTGAGTTCTCCAGCCGGGGATTCGTCTGGAATCATTGACATTACTTCTGCCATGTTTATTGTTCAGGTGGTTGTTGTTGTTGGAGAAGAGCTGGATTCAACTCAGGGTTTTTAGAAGGATCGTTGATTGGTGCCTTCATGGCATCAACCTCCATCTGTTGTTGTTGCATCATCATCTGCTGCTCCATAGCAGCTGCACGTTCCTGCTGGACTTCCTGCATAGAACGTACAAGGTTAAGTACATCAATTCCTTGTGAAGCAGCGAAGCGTTTAATCACTTCGTCAGTAATAATGAACTGACCAATGGCTTCAGGACCAAGAGTGTTAGCCAGAACCGTGAGGAACTGAGTCAAACTATCACGGTCTTGACCACGACCAAGTGCATTAACACCAGCAACGATCGTAGGTTTAACGATGTTTTTAGGAAGCTTGGGAATTTCACCAGCTTTCTGAGCATCACTCAACTTACGATTCAGATACGGAACCAGGAACTCAACAGTCAACAAGGAGAACAAGCCTCCAAGCTGTTGTTCCAATTCCATTTGTGTCATACGTACCTCTTCAGCAGTGGTACGCTCACTTTGCCTTACGTTAAGAATAAGGAAAGCTTCGCTGAGCCTGCGTTCCAGGACAGCGGTCATCTCATAAGCAGTACGGAAGTCAGCGGTCTTACCAACTTGGATAACACCCACGTCATCAGGACGACCTTGGATGATAGCACCGTTACCAGCGTTAGCCAGGGTAGCAGGCTTGGTGGTAGAGCTTGGGCTCACCACAAACACTACCTTAGCAGCTGCTGCGCTGCCTTCAACCAGGGCTTGTGTCAGTGCTTCAAGTGACTTTAGGTCACCGATAAACTGACCCACCCTACCACGTCCGTAGTTCTCACCGTCAACGGTGTTGAACCGAAGGGGAATCCACGGGTTGGTTTCAACAGGTGCTTTACCTTCCGAACCCTTTAGCTTGTAATCATAAACTTCTTGATGCCACACGAAACGATTGTTCTCTCGTTTGATATGGGTGTACACATCACATTCATCATCATGGTCACCGTAATTGTCGCTAACCATTCGATCCTGGATGTAGTTCTCAGGAAGTTTGTCTTCAATTAGTTTTTTGTTGATGCGTTCTTTTGTGACGATTTCAATCACGTTGCCGTTGCCATCACGATCGACAACAAAGCGATTCAAAGGATAAACTTTAAGACCCTTACGACCCATGAAGACCAAAGCATTACCACCGACAACAAGATGTAGAAGTGCTTGATGCACCGCTACCCTGTCATCAGTGGCTGCAATAGATTCAAGGATGATTCGTTCTACTTTTGCAAAAGACAAATCAAGTTCTGATTTAATCTCTGGACCCATCTCCTGCCCCAACTGACTCTCGTCTAGTTGTAGTTTAAAGAAGCTGGTTTGAACGGGCAGCAGAGCTAGCATCAACTTAGATGCCAGAGTAACTACACCTTTCGCACCAACACTTTGGTAGGGCGTGAGCAGGTTCTTCATGCCATAAGTATGTTCCTCATGACCACGAATCAAATAAGGGAGTGTCAGTTTAGATGCCTGTTCAGCTTCGTTTAGGAACTGAGAACGGTCACTGGATAAAACGTCGTAACGAGTTTTAGCTGACATTTAATTAAACGTTAACATTTTTAATTTGCATTCCACCTGCAATACTTTGCCCTAAAGAACTAGAACTTGTACTCCTTGAAGAAGCACCAGACCGAACACCAGATACAGAAGATCTGGAAGATCCGCCAGGCATTGAATAATTAAAGGCGGGCATACTGTAATCAAAGTCCTCCGTTTTTTGAGTGGGGAGAATACTCATAGTAGCTGCTAAATTAGCCGCCGCTTTATTCTCTACACTGTGAAAGTTGGGGTCATAATAACCAGTTCCAACATTAGGACCGCCT